TCAAGTGCCGCACATCGCATTCAAGCGTGCGAGGGTCCATCTCCCATCGCACTTTGTTCTGCCCGAGCGTGTACTCGTATGCAGACGGGATGCCGTTAGATGACGGAACGATCTTCATGCGGTCGGGGCGAAGCTGGTAAAGCTCCTTGACCTCGCGGCCCACCATGAACCGCTCTTCGTAGCCGTTGCCCGCGATCATCAGGAACGACACCTTGGCGCGAACGTAATCGGAATAGGACTGAAGCGGATTCGGGCGATTGAGCAGCGTGATGAGCGGATGGTCAACCAGTTCTGTCTCACCACGGTAGACGCCAAGATTGACGGATGCGATGGCATCAGCGATCCGGTTGATGGCCTGATATGCCACCACGTTCTTGCCATAGGCTTCCTTGGCGAAGGATTCGTAATTGCGTGGAGACCACACGGCTTGGCCTGGATTGATCACCATCAGCTTGGCGACGGCGGATTCCTTGCGCTCTTGCGGGCGGCGGAAACGGTCAAAAAGTCCCATCTAGAACCTCACAAGGCGCGAACCGCAGGAGCAGACTGCGGCGCGGTCATATCGGAAATTGCACTCATTGCGGCGTCTATCATATCATCATGTGTGCCGTTGGGAAAGACCGAGGCCTCGGACATGAAATCGGCCAGGTGATCAATGTTGGACATGATGTAGACATTGCCGGATTGAACATAGGGCGCGGCATCAAATGCGCGTGTCACTTTGTCGGTGTTGCGCTGGATCGGAATGATCGGAATGCCCTCACGTTTCAGCTTCTGGATCAGGCCGGTGCCGCTCACCTTGTCTTCGACCTTGAAGGCTCGAAGCGGCCCATGATACGTTTGTGCCAGATGCTTTTTCCAGAATGCCCGAGCCATCGTTTCCAGTTCCGGAGCTTCCCACTTGCCGCGTGCCATATCGAGCAGCACGATCTGTCCGGTGTGCGTTTGGCCCCAGCATTGGAAGACGGAATAGTCATTCTGCTCCTTTGTCTTTTGCGCGGTGTCGGCATAGATCGCCCGCCACTTGAGCGGCGGCATGGCCTCATAGAATCGCCACCATTCATCTTTGAAGATGCCACCGCCGAGCGGTGCGGGTCGTTGCATGTATTGGCCAGCGAACACATAGGGACTGGATTGCTCCAGGCGGTCGAGCATCTCGGGCGGGAATTGCTCCGGCCAGAACGATGATCCATCGGGATCACGGGCAGGGATGACAAGGCTGTCCCAATGTTCACCGGAGCCGCCGCCTAGAAGCCAGCCGGAAAGATCATCTTCGTGGAGCCGCTGCATGATGACGATGATCGGAGTGTCGGTCTTGTTGAGGCGCGACTGTATCGTGGTCTGATACCAGTCGATCACGTTCTGGCGCATGATAGGCGAGGTTGCCTCACCGGCCTTGTGCGGATCATCGATGATGATGGCACCGCCGAAGCCGTCTCGCATCTTGCCAGCGCCGTAGCCGGTGATGGTTCCTTCTGCGCCGGTTGCATAGACGATGCCGCCGTGTGATGTGCGAAACTCATCCTTTGCCTTGCTATCGTCTTGAAGCGAGACCCACGGGAAGATCGATCGATAGGTCTCGTGCTGCATCATGGCGCGGATGTCGTATGCGTTGGATGTGGCGAGGCGCTTTGAATAACTGGCGTGGATGAATTCGGCATCAGGCACGAGGCCGATGGTCCAGGCGATGAATGCCTTGACGGCGATCTCGGTCTTGCCGGATCGAGGCGGCACGTTGATGATGAGCCGCTTGATGCGGTGGGCGAAGACCTGTTCGAGGCTACGGCAGATCGCCCGCTGATGCTCGTTCGGCAGCATCTCCTGATTGGTGCGGGCGCGGTAGATCGTGCGTGCAAACTTGTAGAGCCGTTGATGGTTGGCGGCTCGATGCTCACTCGGCGTCATCGTAAATCTTGTTGAGCGCAGCAAGGACGGCGGCAGCGACTGGCTCTGGCCTCAGTGATCCATCCTCGTTCGAGATGTCCACGGTTTCGCGCCAGCGTGCGCGCGTCTTCAGCCAGAAGATCATGGCAGTTGTATCGCCAGCCTTGGCCTTGTTGAAGAGCGCACCGCCAATGGTTGCGTTGGCCTTGTCCCTGGCTTGCTTCAGTTCGGCGGAATAATACTTGTAGAGCGTCTCTTTGTGGATGCCGAGGATTTCGGCAATGCTCTCATGCGTGGTGCCGACCGTTGCGTGAAGCGAGACCAGTTGGCGCTGCGCGTCTGTCGGTGCGTGAGGCTTGCGGCCTAGCTTGCTTTTGGTTTCTTCGGTCATGTTTTTTTCTGACATAAGATGTTGCATCTTGCAGATTTTTGCATTATATCATACTTATAGATGGAGGACAAAAAATGGTTTTCAACGATCCGCAGCGTGACTTTTGCTTTCGCAATGCAGCATACTTTACAGCAGTGCGCGGGCTTCGTCCAACCAATAGAACGCGCGAAGAATTCAAGACCTTCGAAGAGGCTTGCGCTTATGGTCGCTCTTTCGGTGATAAGCGCACCATGATTTATGCCGTGACTAAAGAAGGGCGCGATTCTCATATTGTTAACGCTTAAACAACTTTTGTCTTTCTATGCGCTTCGTGGATAATCTGCGGGGCGCATTTATCCCAGTCAATTGCGTGATGTATTCTTGCGCCTCCGGCGCTTCGTGGGTCTCGTAGCGTCCCAACTTTTACGCAGCTAGGGCCATACATAACGCTGTAAAAGCTTTTTAGGTAAGTTCCCGTGTCTAGGTAAAGATCAGTCATCCCACCCGCATTAGACTGAGTCGCTTTTTGATTTAGCTGCGCTTGCATGAACGTAAGAAACGCAATTCCGCGCCGTTGTTGACTAGTATATGTGTTCACGTCTTCATTAATTCGTCCGACGAACTCAAAAGGCTTTTCTGTATCACAAACAAAGCTATTCATTGCCTTGCGCTTGGCTTTGATTGACTTAGATGTATCGCCACCGCCTATATGATCTCCACCTTGAGATAGGGCTACTGCTGCAAACGGAGTAGCGGCTAGGAAATCGCAAAGCTTGGAAAACAGCCAGTCTAGCGGTTCTAGTTTCCAGTTGCCGTAAAAACCATTTCCATCGAAGCGATAATAGAATTTAGTGTAATCATCATCTAACTCAACGAAGAAACGAACGCCGATTTTTCGCGCCAAATCAAAACAAGCATTCCTCGCGTAAAATATTGAACGCCTATCGTTGAAATTGTCGCCCTCATCAAAAGTTTTTGAAATTTCCGACTTGCTGAATATTAGAACCTTGTCGCCGTATTTCTCAATATATTGGTTCGCAGTCTTGTCCTCGTCGTCAACTACGAAATATATTTCTCCTGTATAACCATGCGATCTTAACGCGGATACCGTGTAGACGCGATCAGACCGACCATGCGTTAGGATAAACGCGGCGAAGTCATTACGCATAGTTACGAACTTTCGAAGTTTCCGCCTGAGCTTTCATTTCTTCAGACAAGACTACAAAGCCTTGCTCGATGGCCTTATCAAAATCGATAATCACAAGCGCGGAACGCTCCATTAAATCTTGCGTTTTTGCGTCAGCGTGTGCGTAAAACTCTGCAATGTTGCGAAAGTTGAAAATCGTATGCCGCTCGGCTGCGGAATGAAGGAAGGTTCGCACGTCATCCGGCAGGTTGGCGCGTTCAATCTCGGCCTGTAGCGTTTTAGTTTTGGCGCGGTCTATCATCTCAGGAATGCTGGGACACTTGCCGGTGATTTCATATATCGGCGCTTCAATTTTGCGGCTGTAGTTTTCTGATAGCTCTTCTTTTGGTTCTTCAGGATCAATACCCGCGAAAAGGTCTGACATTTCGCCTAGATCGAAGCCGGTGATCGTCAGATCGAACTTCATGTCTTCGAGGTCTTTCAACTCAACCTTGAGCATCTCGAAATCCCATCCGGCATCGAGCGCCATCCGGTTGTCGGCGATGACATAAGCGCGCTTCTGGGCCTCCGTGAGGTGGCTTGCCTCAACGCACGGCACTTCCTTCAGTCCCAGCTTGTTCGCCGCCAGGACGCGCCCGTGGCCAGCCACGATGCCGTTCTTGCCGTCAGTCACCACCGGGTTGATGAACCCGAACTCCTTGATCGAGGATGCGATCTTGGTGACCTGGGCCTCGGAGTGCGTCCGGCTGTTGCGGGCGTACGGAATGAGGTCGGAGGTTGGAATAAGCTTATAGGTCAGCATTGCTGTCCTTTTTATTGTCGGTTTTCTGGACTGCCTTAACGGCAAGTTCTATATATCGCGGGATCGGCTGCTTGCCGGTTTCGTAGGCTCGAAAGGTGTTGCGTGCGAGGCCAAGGGCTTCTGCGGCCTTGCGCTTCGATAGGGCAACCGAGGTGCGCCATTGGATGAGTTCGTCTGCTGTCATGCGGCGCAATATAGAGCAAAAAAAACCCCGCCACAAGGGCGGGGCTGAGTTGCTGCGGCGGGAGGAGTAAACCGCAGGGGGATCAATACCGATATGGATGCTTTGGCACTTCAATGCCCATGCGTCTAGCCTTTTCCCTCATCTCGCGAATGGCCTTCCATTCGTTCTGCCGGATGCGTTCGCGGGTGACGCCATAGTCCTTGGCGATCTCTTCGAGCGTCTGTTCCGGTTCGCCGGTGAGGCCGAAACGGGCTTCGATCATGGCGCGGCGGCGTGGGTGAGTGATGGCAGCGACCAGCTTGGCGAGAAGCGGCTTGTCCACTTCGAGGCTAGACGGTGCGGCGATCTGGGCTAGTTGCTCGGCGTCGATCTCTGCCTCGACGGAGTTGCGGGCGGTTAGCAGGTCTCGCATGTGGTGCGGCCAGAGTTCTTCCGGCTCGGTGCGGAGTGCGGAGGAGATGTCCATTGCGAGTTCTGACCAGTCACCATTGGCGATGGGCTTTTCGCGGAAATTTATAATCGCGTTGATGTGTTGCGGAGACTTCCCCATGAAGCGGGAAAAATCGGCTTGTGTGGCGAACCCTGCGGCCTTGATGGCGCGAAGTAGTCTGGCATTGCGAACGGTGACTTTGACTGCGAAGTCGGTCATGGATTTTCTGCCCAAAGGCTAACGTAATAGTGTTTTCTTACAGGAACCCAGCCATATTGATTGCTGTATCTGGCACGTCCTATTGGTTGATCACACCAAACTATCCCATCATTTCGATGCCAAGTGACAGTCACCCATTCCCATTCTTTCGGCATCTTTTCGGAAGGTTTCCACCATATTGTCATTCGGTCCTCGTGACTTTGGTGCCGATGATGCCTTTGAGGCTGATCTTGCGGCAAGTGTAGCGGCGTGGGTGATGGTATCGGGCGGCATCGTGCTGGAGCGATTTTGAACTCCGACCGGGAGCGAAGAACGATTCGCCCACTTCGATGGTGCGCCACGGATACTTGGGCGGGCGTCCGCTGGGCTTGGGGTTCATTGCTGGTCGATCCTAAATGCGACTTCAAGGAAGTCGTTGCGGATTTCTGTGATCATCTTGATGCGTTGGAAGTGTGCTTGGTAGGCAAGTGCTCGCCTGGCGTTGGTGGAATAGTGGCGTCCGTTCGGATATGCGGCTTGCAGGGCATCGAGGAGGTCATCGAATGCCATATCCAGTGCGGCATTGTTTTCGGTGATTTCCTCGCGGTCTTCTTGTCGAAGATGATTTGGCACCTGGAGCGGAGTGACGATCATGGCTCACTCCGCCTTTTCGGCATTGATGACGGGGCACATGGAATAGGTGCCGTTTGGCTTGCAATATTCGGTGTCGTTCCAGAGGTAGATGCCGCGCTTTCCTTGACGGCCCCAGCGATCTTCGAGGGTGATCTGCTTGGCGGTGCGGGCGATGACGGTCCAAGAGTAAACCGTTTCGTAGTCGCAAGCGGAGCGTGTGCTGTAGGTCTTTCCGATTTGGAACTTGGTCATTGGTAGTTCTCCCTTAGAGTGCGTCGATGCCGTTGTGGCAATCCTGCCACATCTCCTCGTTATTCCAGATATTGAGGAACTCGGCGGCGGTGGTGGCTTTGGCTGCGATGGCTGCGGCTTCGGTGCGGCTGATGCAGAGTCCGGTGGCACGCTCGGAGACGTAGCCGCAGAAGCCGGTGCTTCCGATGTTGAATGCGGCGTAGGCGGTTTCGAGTACGGCTTGGTCGTTGGTCATTG